TCAATTAAAAAGTTACTTGGTATTGATAAGACAGATTTGAATTTTGATCAAGAAATTATTATGCATATTAATTCGGCATTTATGATTTTGAATCAGTTGGGTGTTGGCCCAAGCGATGGGTTTAAAATCACCTCGAATACAGATACATGGGATGATTTTACAGAAGGCCGTTTAGATATAGAAGCAATTAAAAGCTATATTTATCTTAAAGTAAGATTACTATTTGACCCACCACAAAATTCATTTTTGGTTGATTCAATCCAAAAACAAATTGAAGAATTTGAATGGCGTTTGCAAGTTCAAAGAGAACCATATGTTTTGACAGCTTTGGAAGCTCTTGAAGAAGAAGATATTTAATAAATTAATAAATTAGTGAATAGGAGATTATTATGAAAGAAGACAAAATTGTAGTGGTAAATAACGAAGGTGTTTTTAAGAAAAAGAAGTTTGAAGTAGAAGTTGATGATATTAATTCTGGCGATGCAAATTCCGGGGATGTTCTTACGGCAAATGGTAGTGGTGGAGCAACATTTCAAGCCCCAGTAGTTCCCGAATCACCTCTTTTTGTTGACGTTCCAGTAGTGGGAGACTGGTCAAACGCTGTAAATGCTTTGAATGATCTAAAGGCAGCAACTGGCATAACTGGTTTTGCTGGTCATCTTCCTACTTTTGCACTTTGGGAAGGGCTTACCGATCCAGACGATATGGCAAAATTGGGCAATTCCGATGGCGGGACTTGGGAACTTTCGTTTGCAAGTGTTCCGGTTCCTGGTACTATTGTAAAATTAATTGGTATATCTCTTGCTAATGGCGGCTTCTAATAAAAAAGAGTACATATGAACTCAACCGTAAAACAAATTTTAGATATTATTCATACATCAGAATTATGCACGGGCGTCGATGTATCAAAATTTAATATTACTATGGATCTTGATCTCGCCGAATTTGAGGGCGTGTTAAACACAGTTGATTATTGTATGGTTCGAGCATCCTATGGGTGCCAAGATGGAACCATATTTCCGGATCCAAAGTTATCATTATTTTATGCCGAACTCGAGCAGCATCCGCATATTATTCGGGACTTTTATCACTATATTTCAAGTCATTCATCCTGGACAAAACAGTATGAGATTTTCATGAAAGCAATTGATGGATTAAAATTTGAGTGGCTCACATTGGATGGTGAAAAAATTTATAATGTGAAATCTGCCGGATTTGCTGGATCTGCCTATTATTTTATGAAACAACTTATTAAAGATTTTCCAGATAAACGAATTAAGTTTTATTCCAACCGGTATGATTATACCGATTGGTTCGATGCATATTATGACTTTGACCAATTCGAGTATCATCATGCTCAGTATCCTTGGGATCGATGGGACAATGTGTCTCCACTATATTTGCCTCGATTTCTGCAAAATCTGAAAGATATTTTTGGTGGAAAGTGGACACCAAGTTTGCCTCCAAGCCGAAAAACATATACAATGTGGCAAGTTGGAGCCAATACTGGTATTGGTCAGGAATTGGGTTTCGGTGCAGATTATTTAGATGTTAATGTATCACGTATGCCACTTCTTGAGTTCCGTGTATATTCCCATCTCGAGACAAGATGGGCGGGCGGGATTCCAAAACCACCGTTAACTGTAGAAGAAAGACTGACTTTATTAGAAAAAGCAGTTTTTGGATCATAACAATAAAAAGGAATATAATACTATGGATGCAGCAATAGAGCAAAATACAAAATTATGGGAATCTGTTAAACATGAAGAAAATTTAAAAGCGGCATTTCCAATGGCAATTGATCTGGCCGAGTTATTTGTTAGACAATCTCTTTTGGATCGGTGTGAATTGAGAAAAGAACTATTAAAAATTAGAAAAGAATCTCATGAAGAATCTCAAGAATTAAAAATACATATTTTAGGAAATGGGGATCCAAGTAAAGGAATAAAAGCTCGGTTAGAGCGAATAGAAACTTTAATGACCGAGCAAAAAGAGAAGAAAGATAAATTCTTATGGATTTTAGTTCCTATTATGATTACTCAAATATTAACATTAATTTTAAATTTTCTATTTTAGGAGGCAATAATGCCAACAAGAGAAGAAGTAAAAGCAGAGTACGATCATCTGTATAAGACTTATCCAACGAAATGGGTCAATACAGAGAGAAGTGATTTTATGATTCAAGTTTTAAGAGGAATCATGCCCAATCCGAAATATGTTATCGATGTTGGTTGTGGTAATGGTTCCATTCTTGAAAGTTATCATAAGTATAACCCGACTGCGGATATTTATGGTATTGATTTATCGGAAGAAGGGTTAAAACTTGCCCAGGATCGAGTTCCGAATGGGAATTTCACAACCGAAGATGAATTTAAAAATCGTAAACGTTTTGATCTGGTTATGTGTCTCGGTGTAGCTGAGCACGTTGAAGAACTTCCCGAATTTCTTAAGAGCCTTAAAGCTCGGGTAAAGAAAGAGGGTTTTTGTTATTTTGAAGTTCCTCACAATCTTCTCTATTCCGAAGGACCAGAAACTTATCGGCGCCTTAAGACCAGGAGTCAGCAGTTAGAATGGCACTATCCAAGATCGAAATGGGAAGAACTAATTCTTGAAGCAGGGTTCGAAATTGTTGCGTCGTATACTGGACTCAAATCTTCTTGGGAATTTATTTGGGTGCTAAGGTAATGAAGTTTTTTATTTCCCATCATCAGCATAAAGGAAAATCGATTGCAATAGCGTTAAAAAAACACGGTTGGTTGCAATCCGCCGGGCCAGTTGATGTCGCATTATTTGATCATGGAATTAGTAAACAACATCCAGATGATGGAAGAATACTTTTAAATAATTATTTTAATCGCGGGTCGACTATAATTACTTATCCGCATGGATCAACTGGTGCTTGGTGGATGGATAATGATGCTTTTCCACCTAACCCTAGAATCTTTGCCAATTTGGTTAATTCTGAAGGACGAAAACATGTGGAGCAAATAATTCAGCCCACGTTAGAGCATCATGTAATTGGCTGGAATTATTGTAGTATTAGACCTTTTCGAAAACCAGATAGAATTAAAACTATTCTATTTGCACCGATTCATGCATCCGCCAAGAATTTTAAATTAAGGGAAGAATGCATTGATGTCAATGCGAGAGTGTATAAGGCATTGCTTGGTTTAGGAAAAGAGTATAAAATTATTGTAAGGTATTTAAATCCATTAGAGAAAATAGGTCTACGTTATACATCTCGAATGACGTTTGTTGCTGGAAAGCCGGATGGGTCATTTACAGAAATAGATTTGGCAGATTTAGTTATTGCTGAAGGTACCTATATGTATCTTGCGGTTGCAAGAGGTAAACCGACCATTGGCATGAACCAGCACATTCCAATTAGGCCAAACGATTCAGATCGAAGTTTTAAATTAAATCATTGGAATGAGTATGAGAAGTATATGGCTTATCCTATAGATTTTGATGACTCAGCCGACATAAGAGATTTAATTAACAGAGCAGCGACCGAAGAGCAATCAAAATGGAAGGAATTGTTTATTGGAAACACAATGGATTCGAAAGTTTTATCGGATTTATTGATTGAATTACGAACAAAAGATATTAATACAAGAAAATAAGGAGATTTAAAAATGTTAGTAGAATTTACACCCGAAGTACTCGCCGGTTTTGTCGGCGTAGTTTTAAGCTGGTTATTTGCATGGTTTCCAGGATTGCGTACTTGGTACGCCGTTCTTAAGCCAGCAGTAAAATCAACCATTATGTTAGGTTTATTAGCATTCTTTTCAGTTGGAATATATTTGCTTGCTTTCTATGGCCAGATCCAAGTGAGTGAGCCAATTACAATTCAACGTTTGATCATCGTATTCTTTATTGCGACAACCATAAATCAAGCGACATATACTGTAACACCCCAAGCGCATGATGTTCGCAATTTAAAGGCTATTCGTACAGCAGCTCTTATTGAACAGGCCCCGCCAAAGGCAGTTGAAGTGGCTGTAAATGAATTAAAAGCAGAGAAATAACTATATTTGATCACAGTTTGAAAAGCTTGCTCTAGAAGACTAGAGCAAGCTTAAAAAATCATCGCACCACGGGAGTTTTCTTTGATAAAAAAAATCGAAAATGAAATTTTGCATGGAGAAGGAAATGCTCAGGAAAAGCTTAGTAGAATTTATGGAAAAGAGATAAGTTATCACAATTCTGCGTTATATTTGGCGGGAATTAAGTTACATATTAATAAAATTAATGAAATAGAAAAAAAGAGAAAGTCATTAGAATCAATAGAGAATGAATCAAAAGAAGTTAGCTTTAATCCGGATAAAAGTCAAACGGTTAAACAAGATATTTATTTAACAGAAGATGAAGCGGCAAGCCCAACTAAAATTATGCAAAAAATGGGTTTTGATCCGATGCTATGGGAAATTATATCCTGTAAAGTGATTAAGGGCTCTTTTGATGTAACCATGAAGATGGTAAATTCCACACTTGCAGATAGCGGAGAAGTACTTAAAACTTCGAGTCCATTGACAGTTACAAATAGGAAGTATTCAATAAATTTAACAGTAAAGCCACTCGCAGGAAACTTAACCTTTCCGCAAATAGTGCATGCTTTTGAAATATTACCTCCAGTTAAGGTTAAAGAGTATAAATACAAAGATATTTCATCAAATCTTGGGTTATTATTTGAATTACCGATTATGGATTTTCATTTAGGAAAATTAGCATGGTCTGGTGAAACAGGAAACGACTATGATTTAAAATTAGCAGAGAAATTATGGTATAAAACCATAATGACTTTAATTGCGAAAAGTTTAAAGTATGATCCAATAGAAAAAGTTATATTTCCAGTTGGTCAAGATTATTTTCACTTTGATACGCCAAAAACTACTACAACCGCGGGCACCCCACTCGATTCAGATACTCGTTGGGAAAAGATGTATGATAAGGGTATCGAGTTATTGGTATGGACAGTCGAACAACTTAGAAAAATTGCGCCAGTTGAGATAATGTGGGTTCCTGGTAATCATGATCGGGTATTAAGTTATACTGCAACCGTTGGATTAGCGCAACGATATTCTCAAACAGAGAGTGTTACTGTTAATTTAAATGCAACCCCCAGAAAGTATATTCTCTTTGGTAAAAACTTAATTGGCTATTCTCATGGAGAGAACGAAGGAAAGAGAATAGATGGTCTTATGCAAATTGAGGCCCCAGAATTTTGGGCGAAATCTATTTTTAGAGAATTTCATATGGGTCATCTTCACAGCGAATCAAGTAGGACAACCAACGGAATCATATTTAGAAGAATTAGTTCTATAACGGCTCTTGACTCCTGGCATGTTGACGGTGGATTTGTCGGAGCCACAAGACAGGCCCAGGCATTTATATGGAATAAAGAATCGGGACTGGATGCAATTTTAAACGCTAATGTTTTTAGTAAAAAATAAAGAAAGGAGGCCCATGATTATAATAAATGACGAAAGAGTTATTTCGCATGTTGGTGTTAAGGGGATGAAATGGGGTGTTCGTCGAGATGCGTTTTTAGAAAGAGAACGCGCTCTTCGAAGTAAAGCGGAGAAAGTTGTTAAAGTACAAAATTCACGCGAAAAGGCAAATGTATTTGATGTAAATTCTGCGGCATATATGTCACAATCTGTATCAAAAAAACTTTTTACGACCATCCTTTCTCAAACAATTGGCACGGTTGCAATGCAAGCACTTAATGGAAGGCTTAAAGGTAATCTTTCAGATAAAACTCAATTAAAAAGAACAATTACTAAAATTGCCGTAGGTTCTGCAATGAAAATCGGTCTTAATGAACTTAAAGGTAGGGGTTCTTTAAAAAGATATACAGAAACTGGTAAGCAAGATTTATCGAAAAAACAGTATAAATGGATGACGCCACAACATGCACTTGCTGCTGCAATTAAAACCGCGGTAACAGTTGCACCATTTTTGGCTGCTTATGGTGAAAAAAAAGTAAGAGAGGTCGGTAAAAGAGGAAAAGAAGATCGCGAAAGAGTTGAAAAATGGGGCGATCATTTACTTGGAACAAAAACTTCCGATATGCATACAATTTTCTCCGATCCCGAAGGGTATATGTCGGTTTTAGCGAAAATACCAAAGGATTAATATGAGTTTATCAAACACAGCGACTCCGAAATATTATAAAGAATTTCGAGATCTTGTGTTACGAGGCCAAATACCAGTTTGTAAAGAAATTGCAATGGAAATGAATCGGATCGATGATTTAATCAAAAATCCGGCGATCTATTATGATAGTGATGCAGTTGAGGGATTTGTTAGTTTTTGTGAAAATGAACTAACATTAACTGATGGACGAGATTTACATTTATTAGATACTTTTAAACTTTGGGCCGAACAAATTTTTGGATGGTACTATTTCATTGAAAGAAGTATTTACGAACCAAATCCAGACGGTAATGGCGGCCAATATGTAACACGAATGATTAAGAAACGTTTAATAAGTAAGCAGTATTTAATTATTGCTCGTGGTGCAGCTAAGTCAATGTATGCGGCATGTTTGCAATCATACTTTTTAACAGTAGATACAACCACGACGCATCAAATAGCAACCGCGCCGACAATGAAACAAAGCGATGAGGTTCTTTCTCCAATTCGTACTGCAATTACTAGAGCTCGTGGTCCACTTTTTAAGTTCTTAACTGAAGGCTCGATACAAAATACAACCGGTAATAAAATAAATAGAGTTAAACTTTCTTCAACAAAAAAAGGAATTGAAAACTTTTTAACAGGTTCTTTACTAGAAGTCCGTCCGATGTCTATCGATAAACTCCAAGGTCTACGTCCAAAGATAACAACCGTTGATGAATGGCTTTCTGGGGACATTCGAGAAGATGTTGTTGGTGCAATTGAACAGGGCGCAAGCAAATTAGATGATTATCTAATTATTGCGGTTAGCTCGGAAGGAACGGTTCGTAATAGCAGTGGTGATACAATCAAAATGGAACTAATTGACATTTTAAAAGGTGAGTATATAAACCCCCATGTCTCTATTTGGTATTATCGTCTTGACGATGTTGAAGAAGTTGGTATGCCCGAGATGTGGCAAAAAGCAAATCCTAATCTTGGTAAGACAGTTACCTATGAATCGTATCAATTGGATGTTGAAAGAGCGGAAAAAGCTCCAGCTACACGAAATGATATTTTAGCAAAAAGATTCGGAATTCCAATGGAAGGTTACACATATTTCTTTACCTATGAAGAAACCCTTCCTCATCGAAAACGAGATTTTTGGTCTATGCCATGCGCTTTGGGTGCCGATTTATCCCAAGGTGATGACTTCTGTGCATTTACTTTTCTATTTCCTCTCCCAAGATCAGAGTTTGGTATCAAGACAAGATGCTATATTTCAAGTTTAACACTAATGAAACTTCCTGGTGCTATGCGCATCAAGTATGATCAATTTATTGAAGAGGGTTCATTAATGGTTTTAGATGGTACTGTTTTGGACATGACGGAAGTTTATGATGATATGGATAAGTTTATTATAGATTCCCAATATGATGTCCGTTGTTTTGGATTTGACCCATATAATGCACGAGAATTTGTTGAAAGATGGGAAAAAGAAAATGGAGCCTATGGTATGGAGAAGGTTGCTCAAGGAGCAAAGACCGAATCGGTTCCCCTTGGTGAATTAAAGAAATTAAGTGAAGAAAGAATGCTCATATTTGACCAAGATCTATTCGCATTTACAATGGGTAATTGTATAACAATGGAAGATACAAATGGAAATCGTAAGTTATTAAAGAAGCGCTATGCGGAAAAGATAGATTCCGTATCAGCATTGCTTGATGCATATGTTGCATATAAGGTAAATAAAGAAGCTTTTGAATAAGGAGGTGAAAATTGAATAGAGTAATTATTAAAGATGATGAACTTACCCATTTTGGCGTTATGGGAATGAAATGGGGTGTAAGAAATGACCGATCTAGTTCTTCCGTATCCCGAAATACTGTGCGTCTTGTTAATAAGGATGCAAAACGCTATGCAGATGCGAAAATGTTTTATGGAAAGGGTGCGGGAACTCGTAGAAAGTTATTAAAAGCTGAATTAGAAAAAAAGATGAAGAATATTCCTAATTATGAAAAGCTTTTTAATGACAAAATTAAAACGGTTGATTACGCTAAATCGGCCAACAAAGCGAAAGTCGAAAGGACCACTAAAGATGTAACTTATCGAACTCGAGTTACTATAAAACAGTTCTTAGGTATTACGGGCCCTTTAACGGTTGCTTTGGGTACTACTTTATATTATGCTAATAAAAATAAGGTCGATTCATTTGTATCAAAACAATTTCAAAGAGTTGTATCGCAGATCCAGTTTAGTAAAATTATAAAGGGTTTTGGAAAATGATGAAAGGAGGTAAAAATTGAATAAAGTAATTATATCTGAAAAAAAAGAAAAGGATTCGAAGAAAGAAAGTTCTTTTTCAGCATTGAGACGTGCAAATATTTTGGCGGAAAATATGTTCGAAGAAGAACTCGGTCATTCCGGCGTTAAAGGAATGAAATGGGGAGTAAGAAATGAACGTGAATCGAGTTCAAATAGAACATTTAGCAAAAAAGAAGAAAGAAGTTTAAATAGAGCGGCCAATAAAGGAATGCGTATTGCGAATAGAAACTATACGAAAGTATATAATAAAATGGCCGATGAATCTGCCGGATTATATAAAAAAATTAATGGATATTTTGAGAAGAAATATGGCGATCAATTTAATCCGGGTAAATACCCCGATTCAAAAATAACAAAATCCTATTGGAATGCAGCATCAAAAGCAGTTGAAAAAAGCCTTCAAATGCATAGTAATAATATTTTAGGTTCAAAGATTGATTCGAGACTTAAAGTTACATGGTTTGTTGATCTTGCGCAAGGTTTACCATCATTTTATATTGAATTGGCCGATGCGGCTAAACATTCAGAAGAAGAGAATAAAATTCAACTTATAATAACATTCGATTCAAAAGGAAAAATTTTAAAATATGATTTTCCAGAATATCTTTTTGAAGAAGAATCCGAAGGAGAACTTGCCCATTACGGTGTTCTTGGAATGAAATGGGGCATTCGTAATGCAAGAGGGAATATGGAAAATTCTATTAGGCAAAAATATGGACCGAAAGCCGCGGATCGTTTTAATCAAACCATGAAAAAAAGAGATTCTCAAAAAAAGGCAATAGCAAAAAATAAGTCAATTATTAGCGAAAGAAAAAAAATAGTTAAAAATCGTCGAACCATGTCGGATGAGCAAATTAAAAAGATGGTAGATCGTATGCAGTTAGAAAAAAAACTATCTGACTTAGGAAGCAATGATATTGCTCGTAATTCTGTAGTAGTTGCGACATTTGTTGCGGGAATACTTGGGGCTACTGCAGGTTCGATTGGTGGTGCACTAGGTAAAACAATAGCATCATATTTGGGTCTTAAAGTTGGTGGAGGTTAGTAATGGAGACATGAGTTATATAATAGAGCATCATGGTATTATTGGTATGAAGTGGGGAATTAGACGATTTCAGAATCCAGATGGCTCATTGACACCCAGAGGACAGGCGCGTCTTGATAGAAAAGATGAGAAATGGGCCAAAACAAAGGGCGAACGAGTTAAACAAAAAACTCAGCGCATTATTAAACCAAAGTTAGAAACTTTTGTAAAAAACGAGCTTAATCCTCGTTTTAAAACAAATGGAAAACTTACTTCAGCCACAATACTTAAGTATAATAACAAAATGGCCGAACTTATGAATCTTCATATTGGTAATATTCCAACACCATCTGGTAGAGTTCTACGGTTTGTTGCAAAAAGGGGTGATATTGGCGTTCATACGGCGTATGCAGATGCTGGTTATGATTTAAGTCGTCTTACATCGGGTGTATTCACAACTGGAAAAGTGGCATACAGAAATGAAAATTTAATGAATAAAGGAGGATAATTTATGGGAGATACTCTAGGATCGCGTTTAAGAAATGCATGGAATGTTTTTAGAAAGCAAAGCGAAGAAGTATATGAGTATAAGGACCTCGGTTATTCATCTAGTATTAGTCCAACTGTACCTCATTTAACTCCTGGAAATGAACGTTCTATTATTACTGCCATCTATAATCGGATCTCTTTGGATGTTGCTGCGTATGATATAAACCATATTCGTATTGATGAAAATCGGCGTTATGTTGCAACAATGAACAGCGGTTTACAAAATTGTTTAAGAGTTGAATCTAACAAAGATCAAACCGGTCGAGGTTTTATTCAGGATGTGGTATTAAGCATGTTTGATGAGGGAACAGTAGCACTTGTTCCGGTTGACACATCATTTTCCCCGATTGTTTCTGGATCTTTTGAGGTACTTACTCTACGAACTGGAAAAATTATAGAATGGTTTCCGAATTATATTCGCGTCAATGTCTATAATGATAATACAGGTTATAGGGAAGATATTATGCTTCCTAAATCTATTGTTGGAATAATTGAAAATCCATTTTATTCCGTCATGAATGCGCCGAATGGAACTTTACGTCGTCTTATTAGGAAGTTGGTTCTTCTTGATGCAATCGATGAACAAAGCGGAAGCGGAAAGTTAGATTTAATTATTCAATTACCCTATCAGATTAAAACCGAGGCGCGCCAAAAACAAGCTGAGGAAAGACGTCTTGCAATAGAGCGTCAATTAAGTGGTAGTAAGTATGGTATTGCGTATACAGATGGAACCGAACATATTACCCAATTAAATCGGGCAAGCGAAAATAATCTGTTAGCGCAAGTTACCTATTTAACTAATTTACTTTATAGTCAATTGGGAATTTCTGAAGAAGTTTTTAATGGTAAAGCAGATCCCAAAGCAATGTTAAATTATTTTAATGGAACGGTCGAACCAATCGTAACTGCTATTACTGAAGAAATGTCTAGAAAGTTTTTGACAAAAACAGCAAGAACCCAAGGGCAAACAGTAATGGGATTTAAGGATGTGCTTCGTTTAGTTCCAGCCAATGAGATAGCAGAAATGGCGGATATGTTTACTCGTAATGAGATTCTTACGGGAAATGAAATTAGAGCCGTTCTTGGGATGAAACCATCTCTAGATCCAGGAGCTAATGAATTAAGAAATAAGAATATGCCATTAGAAAATCCGGACGATTTTTCAAATGAAGGATACGATCCAGAAGTCGAAGAATCAACCGAAGGATATGATCCAGAGATAGAAGCCGAAATAACTAAATATCTTGAAGAATTTGGAAAAAAATCGTAATATTTTATATAAGGAGTTAACATATGAAGAAAACAAAGAAATACGATTTCAGTGGCTATGCTACTAAAGTCGGCTTGAAATGTAGCGATGGAAGAACAATTCTTCCGGATGCATTTCAAGGAAACGATGGACAAGTAGTTCCTTTAGTTTGGCAGCATTTGCATAATGAACCCGCAAATATTTTGGGTCATGCATTGCTTGAAAATCGCGAAGATGGGGTCTATGCCTATTGTTCGCTGAATAATTCTCCAAATGCAGAATATGCAAAAGAAGCAATTAAGCACGGGGACATTAAGGCATTATCTATCTATGCCAATTCATTGGTTGAAAAATCAAAGAATGTAGTTCACGGTGTAATTCGCGAAATTAGCCTTGTTATTGCTGGAGCTAATTCTGGAGCGTATATAGATAATTTAGCATTTACACATGCCGACGGTTCTGTAACAGAAGATGAGACAGAAGCCGTTATTTCAGCATATGCTGATTTGGAATTATTTCATGAAGAGTCTGAAGAGGAAAGCGATGATTCCGAAGAGACAATTGCTGATGTATTTAAGACTTTTAATGAAAAACAAAAGACTGTTGTGTATGCCATGATCGCTGAAGCGCTTGATGCTGCTGACGAAATCAAAATGGAAGAAGACTCTGAAGACGAGTCAGAAGATAAAGAAGAAATGAAACAATCAGATGAAGGAGATTCGAATATGAAAAAAAATGTTTTTGAAAAATCAACCCCCGAAGGAGACGGTACTCTTATGCACGATCAATTAACTCAGGACGAACTTCAGGCTATTATTAAAGACGCTCGCGTGTCTCAATCTACTCTAAAAAATGCCTTTTTAGCTCACGGTTTTGAAACTTTGAGCGAGGCTTATGCTGCAATTGAAGGTAAGGATCAAACTGCCCTCAAGCATAGTATTACCGATATTGAATATTTGTTCCCCGATTACAAAACCATTTCTTCTGCCCCAGCGTTGTTGGCCCCAAGAAGCGAATGGGTTTCAAAGGTGTTCAATGCCGCACGTCATACCCCGTTTTCCCGCATTAAGACCCTTGTCGCCGATGTTACAGCTGATGAAGCTCGTGCTTTGGGTTATGTAAAGGGTAATGAGAAGGCGGAAGAAGTCTTCTCACTTTTGAAGCGTACTACCGATCCTCAAACTATTTATAAGAAGCAGAAGATTGATCGCGATGACCTGATCGATATTACTGATTTCGATGTCGTCGTCTTCCTGCGTGCAGAAATGCGCCAGCGTCTCGAGTTTGAAATTGCTCGTGCGATTCTTGTAAGCGATGGTCGTTCAGGTGTAAGTGATGACAAGATCATCGAGACCAAAGTTCGCCCGATCGCAACCGACGATTCCCTGTATACCATTCCCGTTCTTATCGAGCCGGAAGATGAGGAGGAAACCGTTCCAACCACTTCTGAGATCATTGACGCCATTATTCGTTCTCGCAAGGACTATAAGGGTAGTGGTTCTCCAAGTTTGTTTGTTCGCCCCGATACCCTCGGTGATATGCTGTTGCTGAAGGACTCCCTCGGACGCCGGATCTATAATACTGTTGCCGAACTTGAATCCGCTCTACGCGTAAAAGAAATCGTTGAAGTCCCCGTTATGGATGCCGTTGTTAATCCAAGTGAGACCGATCCTTATAGCGAACTTGTCGCTATTCTGGTCAATATGTCTGACTATGCGATTGGTGCCGATAAGGGTGGTGCCGTAACGATGATGGACGACTTCGACATCGACTTCAATCAGTACAAATACTTGATTGAAACTCGGATTTCCGGCGCTTTAACTCTGCCCCATTCTGCTATTGCATATTGGGCAACTGCCGAAGAAGAAGTTATTCCTTCTTAATTAATTTAGATTGGAGATATTTATGAAATTTTATGGACCAATAGGGTATATTACTCAACATGAAGTATCTCCAGGAATACATGAAGACGTTGTTGTAGAACGCGCATATCGTGGAGATATTCTTCAGAATGTTAGAAGTTGGAAAGAAGGCGAAGAAAAAAATGACAACCTGGTCATTTCAAACAGAATTTCTGTAATTGCCGATCCCTATGCATATCAGAATTTCTCCACGATGCGTTATATTTATTGGCAAGGGGTCCGTTGGAAAATAACAAAACTTGAAATCCAACGGCCTCGGCTAATATTAACATTAGGAGAAGTTTACAATGGATGATATTGCTGTAGATAAAAGATTAGACTTACATCAAATTTTTGTTGATTTAATTACCCCAAATAAGGTATATTTTCAGCCCCCATCATCCGTTAAACTTACCTATCCTTGCATTATGTACAAATTGGATAATGTTTCAACAGTATATGCAGATTCAATCAAGTATAAAAATAAAAAAAGATATTCTGTTACTGTTATAGATTCAAATCCAGATTCTGAAATTCCAAATACAATTTTAGGTTTATCTTATTGCACCTTTAGTCGATATTTTGTTTCAGAAAATTTACATCATTATGTCTATACATTATATTATTAAGGAGATTAATTTATGACTCAATTAGTGTGGGACGCTCTTGGCGAGCGTTTATATGAAACAGGCGTTAAAAATGCAGTTCTGTATCCTCAAGCTGTTGATGGAACATATCCTTTGGGTATTCCTTGGAACGGTATTACAGCCGTAACCGAATCCCCATCTGGTGCTGAACCGACGCCACTCTACGCAGATAATATTAAATATTTGACGCTTATGAGTACTGAGGAATTCGGAGCGACAATCGAAGCATTTACCTATCCCGATGAATTTGGTGAATGTGATGGATCATTTGAAGCTGCGGATGGTGTACTTATCGGCCAGCAACCTCGGAAAAAGTTTGGGCTTGCATATAAAACACAGCTTGGAAACGATGTTGTTGGAAATGAATATGGTTATAAATTGCATATTATCTATGGCGCACTTGCTGCTCCATCGGAGAAAGCATATCAAACCATTAATGATTCTCCGGAAGCCATGACCTTTAGTTGGGAACTGACAACCAGTCCAGTTGAAGTAACCGGACGTCAACCAACCGCAACACTGGTTATTGACAGCACTAAAGCAGATCCAGTTAAATTGGCCACACTCGAGGCCGAATTGTTTGGTACAACTCTTATTACGGCAAATTTGCCGCTTCCTGATGCGATCATCGCGATGCTTGCCGATGACAGCCCATCGGCGTAATTTTTTGATTAATTTTTAAAAAAGGGTGGGGTCAATTAACTGGCCCCACTCTAATACAATTTCATATTATCTGAAAGGAGATAATAAATGTTAAAAAAGACAGTAGTTTTTAAAGATTTCAATGGTGTTGAACACTCCAAGGATCTCTATTTTCATATATCTAAATCCTCTGTATTAACCGCTTCCGATGCGACTTTTAACGAAGTTATGCAAATAGGAAAAGATCTTGAAGAAAGAGGAAAAGTTTTACAAGCGATGCAAGGTAAAATTGAGATTAATGAAGCAGATCCTTTTGATGAAAATAATAAACTCTTAACCGATGGTGTTAGAATGGTTGCAAAACTTCTTGATCGGTTGGTAGATTTAGCATATGGTGAAAAAAGTGTGGATGGCTTACATTTCGATAAAAGTCCACAGGTTCTTTCTAGTTTTAAAAGTTCTGCTGTGTATGATGCATTTGTTGAACAGATGCTTCTTAATACGAATGACATGCTTAATTTTATTGAGCAGTTGTTAAAAGCTTAACCGATTGTTTTAGTGGATGTTAAAGAGACAAGAAATGTTAATCATAACAACACAAGATGGCGAATATTATAATGAGGAAAAAGCCGAATTTATTTTCGTAAAAGGAAGAACTATTGAACTAGAACATTCTCTTGTCTCTTTATCAAAATGGGAATCAAAGTGGTGTAAACCATTTTTAGGAAAAACAAAAAAAACTAGGGAAGAGCAATTGGATTATGTTCGCTGTATGATAATTACGAAAAATCTTCCAGAAGATATTCAGAATACTCTTACAGAAAATCAGTTGTTGGATATCAACGCATATATTGATCAAAAGATGACAGCAACAACATTTTCGGAATTTGCAAAATCATCACGAGGGTCAGAAATAGTAACAGCAGAACTTATTTATTATTGGATGATTTCCTTGAATATTCCGTTTGAATGCCAAAAATGGCATTTAAACAGATTATTAACTCTAATTCGAGTATGCAGTATTAAAAATACTCCTCCTAAGAAAACTGCCAAAGGCGCTTTACTAAGTAGAAATCATGCGCTTAATGCAGCACGTCGACAACAATTAAATACCAAAGGATAATTTGTAAGGAGGCCTATGATAAAAATTCGAACATTGGGCGATTTTAAAAATACAGAACGATTTTTTAATAACTCTAAAACGCAATTACCCGATCGAATTCGCTCGGTATTCGAGCGTTATGGGCAGCAAGGAGTTGAGGCTCTTTCAAATTATACTCCCCGAGATTCCGGAAAAACGGCGAGCAGTTGGTCGTATGAAATTTATGCTTGGGGCATTGCATTTAATAATTCAAATATACTAACAAGTGGAACTCCTCTAGCCATATTAATCCAATATGGGCATGGTACAAAAGGTGGGGGATATGTGCAAGGAATAGATTATATTAACCCGGCGTTAAGGCCAATTTTTGATGAGATCGCTGATTCTGCGTGGAAGGAGGTTCAAAATCTGTGAGCAATATAGATAATCGAATTGTTGAAATGTCGTTTGAAAATAAAGGTTTTGAAAAAGGGATTGAAGAATCATCAAAATCTTTAGAGAATTTTAATAAAGCGCTTCAAGATACTGAACAAAATGGTAGCGGATTTTCCACTTTAGGAGGAATCGTCGATGCTATTGGAGGTAAATTTTCCGCATTTGGTGTAATGGCTGTTGGCGCATTAATGAGAATTGGTAGTGCTGCAGTTGAGGCGGGATTTGAACTTGTAAAGTCTTTAAGTCTAGATCAAGTTATGGCTGGTTTTCAAGAATATGAAATGAAAATTGGTGCTATTAAAGTTATGTTGGCTGGTGGACGCGATGAAGCGGGATTGCCTGTAACGCTAGAAGAAGTTAAAATGCGCCTTGAAGAACTAAATCATTACGCAGATCAGACTATTTATAGTTTTAAAGATATGACGGCCAATATTGGAAAATTTACGAATGCCGGTGTTAATTTAAAATTAGCCGTTGCGTCAATTAAAGGTATTGCGAATGTCGCTGCTGTGTCCGGTGCAAATACCGAGCAAGCCGCAAGAGCAATGTATAACTTTGCGCAAGCTTTGTCGGCCGGTTATGTTAAATATATTGACTGGAAATCCATTGAAAATGCTCAAATGGCAACGGTCGAATTTAAGGAAGAATTATTAAAATCGGCAGTTGCCGCCGGAACACTTGAAGAAGCGGGAAATGGTTTATATAAAGTTCTATCCAATGATGGCGTTGGCGGAAGTTTTAAAGAACTTATTGGCCCAACTAAATTCTTTAACCAATCTCTTAAAGAACAATGGATGACGGCCGAAGTATTAACTGCAACTCTTGATCGATATTCCGATGCATCAACTGAAATTGGTGCGAAGGCAACCGAAGCCGCAACAAAAGTAAGAACGTTTAGCCAACTCATGCAAACAACAAAGGAAGCTATTGGTTCTGGTTGGGGTATGACATTTGAATGGATATTTGGTGACTTCAATAAAGCAACCGAATTGTGGACGGGTATCTCAGATAAAATCGGAGCCGTCGTTGCGAAGTCTACTTATGCAAGAAATCGATTATTAAAAATTTGGGATTTTCTTGGTGGACGTCAAGCAGTTATAGATGCATTATATTCTGCTTGGGATAGTTTAGAAACAATTTTAAAATCCGTTAAAGAAGCTTTTTCGGATGTATTTCCCCCTCTTACAGGAAAGAAATTATCCGATTTAAGTAAAGCATTAAAGTCTTTTATCCAAAACTCAGCGCCGACAGCAGAATCCCTTAATAAAATTAAAACTATATTTACGGGTTTCTTTAATGCAATATCTTTAGGATGGAAACTTTTATCGTCAGTATTCAATGGTATTCTAGATGGTATAGATGAAATTGATCTTTTTACAAAAGGTGAGGGATTTCTGGGATTACTAGCAAAAATTGCTGCATTTTTTACCGGTCTTAATGATTCGGCAGAAAAAGCTAATACTTTTGTTAAAATTTCAGAAGGAGTTGCCAATGCAATAGTTTGGCTTGACGAATCAATTAAATCATTAATTAAATGGTTTAAAGAATCCGAAGTAATAGCCGCAATAGCAGATATATTAAGTGCTGCATTTATCTGGTTTAAAGATGCACTTGGCGAACTTTTTACTAAACTTGTTGAGTCTGATTCTCTTAAAACAGCATTTGATAATATTAAAGAATTTTTTACTAGTGTAAATGAAATTGATACGACGGGTCTTACAAATTTTAAAGATTCCATGATTACGGTTTTTGAAAAAATAAAAGACGTATTGGAACCGATCGGGACATTTATAGTTACTGTCCTAAAAGATATTAAAGATCAGGTTTCTGAAAAATGGAATACCGAAGGATTGGGCGGATTTTTAGATTTAATAAATACATTTCTTACTGGCGGGTTATTAGTCGGATTAACAAATCTTTCCAATACACTTGCTAGTTTTAGTGGTGGTTTTACTGGACTTTCAGGAATTCTTGGTGGACTAAAAGGAACACTAATAGCTTGGCAAAATGAATTAAAAGTAAAACAATTAACGTCAATAGCTATAGCAATTGGGGTTTTAGCAGTTTCTCTTTTAGTTATGAGTTTTATTGATCCTTCAAAAATTGAAGGCGCATCCACCGCGATATTAATGTTAATGACCGCATTGGTTGCTAGTTTTGCAGTTTTGCAGAAATCAATGAGTGGAAGTAAAATGGTGGCATTTGCTGGACAGTTATTGTTGTTATCTGGAGCCGTTCTTGTTTTGGCGATTGCAACAAAGGCGTTGTCATCAATACCAGAAGAAGACTTAAAACGAGGATTATTAAGTATTGGTTTAATACTTCTCGGTTTTGTGGCTTTTAGCAAATTAATGGATAATGCAAAAGGATTTCTTACTGCTGCCGCGTCGCTTTTAGTTTTGGGAATAGCAATAAATATTATGGCTGGCGCCGTTGCAATTCTTGGCTCAATGGATCCTAACCGTTTACATAATGGTTTGGTCTCATTGGGATTAATTGCTGGTGGAATGGCGATATTTGCCATATCGGTT